AGTGGGCGCAGGCACAGGCGACGTGAACATGTCCGACCCCTACGGCCTGAATCAGGCAGGGTTCGACGTCGGATCGCAAATGTCCACCGCGTCCCCGGGAGGCGGTTCCACGGGCGACGCTATGGGCGGGAGCCTGGATATCGGGATCTCTACAGTCCCCGGGCTGTCGGCGGACGTGAAGTCACTCATGACAGGGAACATTGACGTTCGCCAACTCGCCTCCGGGGGAATCTGATGGGACTACTAGACCAAATCATCGGCTCCGCGGGCGACTGGCGCGATCGGCTGCAGCCCGCCGCGTTCACGTCACCGAGCGGCAAGCGCATGGAGTTCGAGTTCCTGGCTACGCCATCGGACACGGAGACGCGGACGCAGGCCAGTGCCTTCCCCGGCGTGAATGGGGTCTATGTGCAAAGCTTCGGGAGTGGCGCCGCCACGTTCCCGATCACTGCCATTTTCCAGGGCGCGAACGCGGACCTAGGGCGCGCGGCTTTTGCCGAGCTCTTGGCCGAGCCGGGGATCGGCAAGCTCGAACACCCTACGCGCGGGACCTTCGATGTGGTCGTGACCGGGGGCATCGGCTACCGGGACGATGTGGTTGAGAGCGCCAACATCTACAGCGTGGAGACGTCGTTCACGGCGACTCTGCGGGGGGCGTGGCCTCTTGCCGAGCCGTCGGTCGCGGCTTCCCTGGTGAGTGCTTTCGGCGCCTACAACACGGCGCAGGCGGCGCTATTCGCGAGCCAGCTGGATACGGGCTTGGTGTCCGATCTGCAGCGTTTCCGGGCGGACTACAGGGACACGATGCGCACGATCCGGGGCAGCCTAGCGAGCGTTGCCGCCGCGCAGGACTCGACGCGATACGCGTTCGAAAGCGTCTTCGCCGACATTGCACTCGGCATTGACATGCTCATCACGCAGCCCGCAAATCTGATGTTCAAACAGCAGATGTTGCTCGCCCTCCCGGGCTCGATGCTGCGCCGACTCAGCGCCACGGCCACGGCTTCGTTTTCGCTCGCCGTGTCGGTCCTCACGGGGATCTCGGCGTACTCTGGGCAGACCTCCCGCCTTCGCTCGCCGGCCAACGCCACACGCCACACGACGAGCGACCGGAACGCGTTCGCGGTCAACGATCACGCCGTCGCCTCGGCGCTCATCCCTGCGGCCATCGGCCTGCTAGACGTAGGCTACAAGACGCGCGGCGAGGCCATCGCGGCGGCAGTGGCCCTCCTCGGCGTCCTCGATGCCACGGTGGCGTGGCGCGACGAAGTGATCGCGGCCGAGGACCCGTCCACGAATCCTAACGGGCAAGGCGAGGCCAACCCGCTTTGGCCTGACGTGGTCTCCATCGTGGAGCGTGCGGCCGGGGCCCTCGTGCAAAAGTCGTTCTCTCTGGCGCAGACTCGCTCCATGCAACTTGACCGTGACCGGACGCCGCTGGACCTCGTGGCCGAGCTCTACGGGGACTTGTCGCGGCTCGATGAGTTCGCCTCGGCCAACAGCCTCGGCTCGGAAGAGCAGCTGATCATCCGGCGCGGTCGCGTCGTGGAGTGGCTCGCGTGAGCTTTGCCAGTGCAGCGGCCGGGCTCTTCGGCGCCCTCGCGCAAACCCCTCCGGAGAACCAAGGGGAAGCGATCGTCGTCACCATCGGGATGCAGACCCTAACAGGCTGGACGTCCCTCAAGCTTTCGACGGCGATTGACACCTACGCCGCGCTAGAGATCACTTGCCCGTGGGACCCGACGAACGCGCAGCACCGCGCGGTTTTCGTCCCCTTTGGCTACCAGGATCTCGCCGTGACCGTGGGCGGCCAGACCGTGTTCCAGGGCACGGCGCTGTCCATCGTGCCGACGGTGGACCCTTCCACGCGCACCCTCACGATCAGCGCCTACGCCCGGTGTGGGAAGCTGGCGGACTGCAGCGTCCCGCCCTCGGCGTGGGTTCCGTCGTACGAGGGGCAGACCCTCGAACAGATCGCCGAGGCTCTGGCGGGCGCCCTCGACGTCGAGATCGACTACCGCGCGAGCGTCACGTTCCGCCCCCCGGAAGCGAAGCTCGAGCTCGACGGGAAGCCCTGGGAATTTCTCGCAGGGCTCGCTAAGCAGGCAGGTTGCCTGCTGACCTCCGGCCCTTCCGGCGAGCTCGTGATCTGGCAGGCCGAGACCATCGGTTTGCCAGTGGCCGCCCTCGTCGAGGGCCAGCGCCCACTGATGGGCATTTCCATGGAGCAGTCCCCTCAGGACTACTACTCAGAGATCACTGGCGTGGTGCCGGCCGACTCGGGCAAGCGCCGATCGAAGAAGCGCGCGGGCGTGCCGAACAAAGGCGCGAAGCTTACGCAGGACAACCCGCTTTGGGACAACCGCGGCACGGGTGGGGATCGTCCTCTGTCCTTCGCCGTCGAAGATGCCGAGGCGGACGATCCGGAAGGGGCCACCGTCGCGAAGATCGGGCGCATGATTGCCGGCGCCGTGTCGTGGTCCGTGACCGTGCCGACGTGGCGCGACCAGTACGGTTTCTTGTGGACGCCGAACAGCCTAGTGACCGTCGAAGCGCCGAGCGCCATGGTCTACAGGGAAACCACGCTCTTGATTGCCAGCGTCGAGCTTGCTAGAACTGCGACAGAGGAAACGGCTACGCTGTCCCTCGTTTTGCCTGAGGCATTCTCGGGCGCACTTCCGGAGGCCCCTTTCCCGTGGCAATGATCGGAACCGTGACCGGGCACGACTTGCCCATGGTAACCGCAGACGAAGGGGGCGGGCGCACGTCAGATTCCCTCCTCGCGGGCGCGGCCGGGGACGACTCTCCGCCGTCTCTCGCAGATTCCGTGGTGGTCCTCTCGACCCCTAGTGGGCGCGTGATCGTGGCCGTGGTCGACAACCTGAACGAGGGCGAGGCAGCCCCCGGGGAGCGCCGGCTTTACTCGCGCAGCGTCCTAGGCCCGCCGGCCGCTGTCCTGTGGCTGAAGGCCGACGGCAGCATCGCGCTCACCGCCCCGGGCGGTGTGACGTGTGCCGGCGCCCTTGCCGTGGAAGGGGACCTCGATGTTACCGGAGCCATCACGGCAACAGGGGACATAACGGCGGCGGAGGTCACCGCAGGCGCAACACCGGCAACGGCGGTTTCCCTGTCGACACACACACACCCAGCTCCAGGCGGCACAACTTCACCGCCCACCCCAGGAACCTAAGGCATGGCACGGTACGACGGCGATCCTCTGCTCACTTTGACGCCCGACGGCTCGGACGTGGCGTGCTCTGGCGGGCTCGTGGCGGGTTCGGACGGGCTACAGAATGCCGTGACGATCTCCCTCTTCGGCGGCAACCTGTGGGACTCCGGTCTGCCTGCAGACCGCAAGACATGGTGGGGGAACCTGGAGCTCCCGGAGGGCGAGCAAATCCGCAGCGAGACGCAGGCCCTTTTGCGCCAAGACCTTCCGCAGACCACGGGCAACCTGGAACGGTACCGGCAAGCCATCATCCGCGATCTGTCGTGGCTCGTGGCGGCGAAGATTGCCGAGGCGGTTGACGGCCGCGCAACCTACCCCGCCCTCGGACGCGTTGCGCTCACGGCCGCCGTTCAAATCAACGGGGAAACCACAACCTACAGCTTTGAGCCTGAACCATGAGCGCCCCCACCGTCTCCGACCTTTACGACTCCCTCGTGACCACGCTGGAAAGCAAGCTTGGACAGGACATTCCGATCCTGCCGAAGGCGTTCCTCCGTGTCCTGGCGATGGCCTTGGCCGGCGTGGTTTGCCTGCTGTACCGATACAGCGGCTCCAACCGTCTGGACTATTTCCCGCGCACGGCGAACGCCGAGGATCAGGTGATCAACGGTCGCGTGTTTAACGCGCTGGAAGCGTGCGGCGAGCGTGTCGGGGCCCCGGTCAGGGCAGCGGCAACGGCGGCCGTGGTCACGGTACAGATCCCCAAGTCCCCGGCGAACGCGGCAACGATCGTGGCCAACGGCGCGAAGATGCGCCACGCCGGGACGGGGATCACGTTCATCGTGGAAACGTCCCTGGCGGGCTCCACAACGCTCGGTCAGTACACGGCGAGGGCCTCGACATTCGACGACGGCACGAGCGCGGCAGGCATCGCCGGTAACATCCCCGCCGCTGAGAACCTGGTGTTCGCCTCGCCTGTGGCAGGGCTCGCAACGCAGGGCACGACCACTGGGATCAGCGTGACCGGCGTGGACGAAGAGGACGCCGAAGCATACCGCCAGCGCATCGTGGATTTCACGGGCGCGCGGAAGCACGGAGGCAGCGCGAGCGACTATGTGGAATGGGCGCGCACCGTGCCCAACGTGGTCGACGTCTACCCCTACGCTGGCGCCACCACGAACACGGTTGACGTATATTTTTCCGTGGCCGACCAGCCCAACGGCATCCCGACGGCGGCGCAGATTGCCGACGTTGCCGACGCCTTGCGCTTCACCGAGGACTCGGGAGATTTGACGGCGAACCGCTCGCCGATCAACGACTTGCCGATCGCGATTCCGATCCGCTCCACGGCGTTCAATGTGGAAGTCTACGCGCTGGCTGGCGTCTCGGACGTGGCCGCCACGAAGGCACGGATCACGGAGGCGTTGACGGACTACTTCAACTCCATGCGGCCGTATTGCCCTGGCGTCGGATTCCCGCCGCGCAAGGATCTGATCACCGGCCCGGCCGTCGCGGCCGTGGTGCAGGAGGTCGTACTGAATGACGGCGGCACTGCCGGCACCGTAAACACGCGGGAGTCCGGGACGATCGTCGTCGCGCGGAGCCTCGGTCAGGGCGAGCATGCACGCCTGGGGACGGTGACATGGTTGTAGCGCTCGATTCCCTGCGGAAGCTCTTCCCGTCTGGCGATGCCTGGAAATGGCTGCAGGGCGGGAGCATGGAGAAGATCCTGGAAGGCGTCGGGGAGTTCCTCCAGGACGCCGCCGACGATGCCAAGGCCGAGGCGGATCAGTGCAACCCGCTGCAGACCACGGACTTCGAACGCCACGAGCAAGCGCTCTTCCTCCACCCCTCTCCCGGGCTCACGACGGACGAGCGACGCGCGCGCATTGTTTCCGCGTGGAAAGACTGGGGGAACATCTCGCCGGCCGACCTGCAACTCTTCCTGCAGGCGCAGGGCTTCCCGCTCTATGTCTGGGAATGGTGGACCTTTGTATCGCCCCCGGCCGTGAGCGGCCCTGAGGCGCTCTTCGAGCCCACGGGGAACGGCTACGTGCTGCGCAACGGACTGACCACGCAAGCGCCGCTAGAACTCTCGCAATGTGGCATGAACACGGCGCAGTGTGGCCTTGAGTCCGCGTCGTGCCTGTATCACGATTCCCTGGCCACCTTCCGCGAAGTCGTGCTTCTGTCTGACTGCGCCGAGCCGCAACCCGAGAACCCGGCCGCCGTCTACTACCCGGGACTTTTTATTCTCTGCGGAAGCACGTTCGGCGATTTCGTGGACATTCCGGCCGAGCGGCAGCTTGAGCTCGAGGATCTGATTCTGAAGCGCCGCCGCTGCTCGCAGAAGGTTGGCCTCCTCGTAAACTACGTGTAAACTTCCACCGGGAAACACCATGGCGATCAACCCCTCGACACGCTACCCCGGCCGCATCACGGCGCCCGATGGGAACTACCCTTACGGCTCGGCCAAGGCGGCCACGAGCGCGGGCGCCCTCGACGGCACGCCGCGAGACGTGGCGTTCCTGAACGACGATCTGGGCTTCAAGCAAGCGATCCTGAACGCGGCCGGCTACGTGCCGAACGGCTCGCCGGAAACCGTCGTCTCGTCCCAATACCTGTTTGCGCTGCAGTCCATGATGCAGTCCGAGGTTTACACGTGGGCGACTCCGGGGGCGCACGTGTGGACGCCGCCCGCAGGCACGAAGGCGATCACGTGGATTGTGGTCGGCGCGGGCGGAAGCGGGGCCGGCAGCGGCACATCGCTCCCGTATGCAGGCGGCGGCGGAGGCGGCGCCGGCTTTCAGGTGGTTGCACACAGCACTTCGAGCCTGACGCTTTCGCATAGCATCACGGTAGGGGACGCGTACTCTGGAGGAACGGCTGGGAGCAACGGCGTGGACGGGGACCCGTCCATCGTGATGGTTTCCTCGTGGACCATCGCCTCGGCGGCAGGCGGCCAAGGCGGGCGTGCGGCTTCAGGCAGTAACGGCGGCACGGGCGGATACGGGCGCTGCAGTGGAGGCGGCGGGGGCTGCGTCACGTCAGCCACCCCGGGCAATGCAGGCCAGGCCACACACGCTGTGGGAAGTGCCGGGGACGATGTGACGGCGCCGTTCTACGGTGGTGGTGGTGGCGGCACGATGCTGGACCCGTTCAAGGTCTACGCAAGCAGCACGGCGCAAGCAGGCGGCGGCAATGGCGGCAGCGGCACGACCACGGCCGGCGCCGCACTGGGCGGTGTCGGGTACGGCGCAGGAGGCGGCGCGGGGGGCTGCAACTCTTCAGGCAATGGCGGCGGTGGTGGTGGTGGCGGCGCCGGGATTACGTTCGGCACGGCCCCTCCAACAGGCTCGGCCGGCGCCACATCGTCGAGCGGTGGCAGTGGCGGGGCCGGAGCGCCTGGCATCGTGATCGCGATCGTCCACCGGTAAGACTTCCACGGGGAACACAAGAGCACATGGCACTTTCATCTAACTACTTGAACGCGGGAAGCCTGGTCCTCATGTACTGCCGGACGCAGTCGGAGACATATCAGCGCGCCGCATCGGAAGCCGTGCCGTCGGGCACGATCGTGTCGCGGAGCGGCGGCAACGTCGTTGCATATGTCCGAGGCGGGGCGGCGCCGATCGGCGTGCTCTTGGCGGACATTCCCGCCGCCGCAG